GTGCCCAAGCTCCCGACCGTCCCGGGCGAGCTCGCCGGCGCCATCCGGCGGGGCAAGGGCGAGGGCCGGCTGGGGCCCGAGCATCGCGTCGACGTCGCGCGCGCCCGGTTGCTGGCCGGCATGCTGGTCGACGAGTCGACGCCGCGCTCGGCGATCGCCGCGCTCGACCGCCGGCTCGACGTGATCCTCGTGCGGCTCGGGATCGTGAGCGAGGCGACCGGGCCGACCGAGCTCGCCGAGTGGCTCGCCGGGCTGGACACAACCGAGGCCGAGCTCGACGAGCCCGACGATGGGCCCGAAGGCTCCGCACACGATCCCGCCTAAGGCGACGAACCGGCCGGCCTGGGCCCTAGTGCCACGGAGCGACCTGGGCTAATGCATCCGGCACTCTTCGCGCCGCCGAAGGCCTCCCGGCGCTCGGAAGGGCCGAGGGCGGCGGCGATCGCTCGGGGCGTGCTCGACCTCGACCCGCTCCGCTGGCAACGGCTCGTGCTGAACCGCGGGCTCGATCGAGTGGGCGGGCGGTGGCGGTGGCGGACCGTCGTCGTCACTGTGGCGCGCCAAAACGGGAAGAGCTCGCTCCTCCGAGCCCTGATCGCTCACCGGCTCGTGACGGGCGACACGGTGGGCGCGCTCTCCTCGATCCGAGCGGTCGGTAAAGAGGTCATGTTTTCGCCCATCGCGGACGCGTTCACCGGCCGGCGCCTCGTCGACCTCTTCGATGCCACGGCGACTCGATCGAACGGCAACGAGGCGCTCAGTCTCCGTGCCACCGGCGGGCGCCTGGTCATGCCGAGCGCCTCGGAGCGGGGCGCTCACGGCTACTCGCTCGACCTCGCCATCGTGGACGAGGCGTGGGCTCTGCGCGACTACCGCGTCCCTCAAGCGCTCACGCCGACCCAGATCGCCCGGCCCGACCCGCAATTGTGGGTCGTCTCGACGGCGGGCACGAGCGAGAGCGCCTGGCTCCGTGAGCTCGTCGAGGCCGGCCGGCTCCCGGGTGCGGCCGAGGATCGGCTCGCGCTCTTCGAGTGGGCGGCGCCGGTCGAGCTCGATCCGAGCGACGTCGCCGCGTGGGAGGCGGCGAACCCGGCATTGGGCGAGACGATCGGGCTCGACGAGCTCGGGCACGCCTACGCGATGGCGACCTCGCCCGAGAGCCGGGGCGAGTTCGAGCGGGCCCACCTGAACCGCTGGACCGCCGGCGTGGAGGCGATCATTTCGGCCGAGTCGTGGCGGGCGTGCCTCTCGCCGGAGCTCCGCATCGGGCCCAAGCTCGTGTTCGGGTTCGACGTGGCGCACGATCGGGGCCAGAGCTCGATCGCGGCGGCGGGGATCGCCGGCGAGCGCGTCGTCGTCGAGCTCGTCGACCAGCGCCCCGGTACCGACTGGCTCGCCCCGGCGCTCGCCGAGCTCCGGGCGAAATGGGCGCCGCTGGCAATCGTGGCGACCGAGGCCGGGCCGGCTCGCTCGATCGTGGGCGAGCTCGTGGCCGCGGGCGAGGCGGTCGAGCCCTACAACACGAGCAACTATCTGGCGGCGTGCCAAATGTTTTACGACCTGGTGAGCGAGGGCCGGCTCGCCCATCGAGGACAGGTCGAGCTCGACGCGGCGGCGCGGGCGGTCGGCCGGCGGGCGGTCGCTGACTCGTGGGCGTTCGGGCGCGCCGTGAGCTCGGCCGATATCTCGGCTCTCGTGGCCGCCGCGGTGGCCGCGCATCGGGTGAGCCGGCCGCACATCGCGCCGAGGATCATCGTCGGCTAGTCAAGTCAAGCGCTCGCGACCAGGGCCGGGGCGTAGCCTTGCGCGCCGTATGGCACTCTTCCGGCGACGTCGAGCGATCGAGGCCGGCGTCGACGAGCGCCGGGCCCAAGAGCGCGGGCTCCCGACAGAGGTCACCGGGCTCACCATCGGCACGGGCGACGAGGCGCCGGTCACCGCGACCGAGGCGCTCGGGGTGTCGTCGATCGCCGGCGCCTTGAACGTGATAGCGGGGCGCGGCTCGACGCTCCCGCTGCAGCGTTGGCGCGGAGCGGTCGAGCTAGAGCCGGGCTCGTTCTTGTCGCATCCCGAGAGCGATAACAACACGCCGGCGTGCACGTCGATCTGGTGGACGCTGGCCGATATGTGCTTGGCCGGCCGGGCCTACTGGCGCGTGCTGCTCCGTGATTTCTCGGGGTTCCCGCTCGTCGTGCGGCGCCTTGAGCCGACCCGGTGCACGCCGCGGACCGAGCAGTATCCCGGGATCGGGCTCGTGATCCTCGGTTGGCTCGTCGACGGGATCGAGCTCGACGAGCGCGACGTGATCGCGTTCTCCGCACCCAACGGTCGCGGGTGGTGTGTCGACGGCGCCCGGGCCATCCGTACGGCGATGGCGCTTGAGCGGGCGGCGAAGCATTACGCGGATGAGCCGATGCCGACGATCGTGCTCAAGAACGTTTCGGGCGTCGACCTGCCCGACGACACGGTGACCGGGATACTCGACGCCTGGAAATCGAGCCGGGCCAAGCGGACGACGGCATACCTCAACAGCGCGCTCGACGTCGATCACGTCGGCTTTACGGCCGTGGAAATGCAGCTCGCCGATAGTCGTCAACAGGCCGTGCTCGAAATCGCCCGCATGACCGGCGTACCTCACGGGCTCCTCGCCGCGTCGCCACAAGGGGCGACGCTCACCTATCGCAACATTGAGGGCGAGAATCAGCAAGCGCTCCAAGCGATGGCGCCGTACCTCGTGGCGGTCGAGCAACGGCTCTCGGCCGACGACGTCGTACCGCACGGACAGCACGTCCGCTTCGATCTGACCGAGCTTATGCGCCCGGCGACGAGCGACCTCGTGACGATGGTCGCCACCCTCTACCCGATGGGACTGATCGACGCGCCCGAGGCGCGCGACCTGCTCGGGTTCGGCGTGCAAGCGCCACAGGGCCCACCGGCTCAAGAGGCGCCCGCGCCTCTTCCGGCCGCGCCCGCACCGGCGCCCGCTCTCGCCGCGCCACGATCGGGGCCCATACCGTGACGACGGCGCAAACCGTGATCCTGTTGATCGAGGTCGGCGTCGTCGCCGGCGTGGCGCTCTTGACGTGGCTCGGCATCGGGCGACACTCGTGATCGTGCACCCGAACCAATTGCGCTTGTGGGGCGAGCTCGCCGAAGAGCCCGCGCCGGGCCAGATATGGGCGGCGGCGCCGGTCGGCGGCGTGAACGAGAGCCGGCGCACGATCAGCGGGCTCGTCGTCCCGTGGGATATCCCGGCCCGGGTGAACGGGGCGGATTTCCCGGTCCGCTTCGTGCGCGGCTCGATCCTGGTCGACCAGGGCGCCCGTTTGCTCGCTCACCATGACCGCTCTCGCCCGCTCGGCGCGCCGCTCGACTTCAAGGACACGCCGAACGGACTGCGCGCAACATTCAAGGTGGCGCGCACCCGCGACGGCGACGAGGCGCTCTCGATGGCGGGCGACGGCATCCTCGACGGTCTCTCGATCGGCGCCGAAATCGTCGACGTCACCGAGCTCGCCGGCGAAATCGTCGTGAACGCGGCGCTTGCTCGCGAAGTCTCACTCGTGACTCTCCCGGCCTGGGCGCTCGCCCGGGTCGGTACGTGAAAGGAAAAAGGACATATGGCACACTCGTCGACTCGACACACCACACGCCGGCCGAGAGCGATCGCGGCCGAGGCGTTTCGTCCCGAACGAGTCGACGACGACGGCCGGCCCGAGCTCGTCACCGGCGACGCGCCTCCGACCGGCTCGCTCCCGAGCGACCCGCCACCGGCGCCGCCGAGCGAGCCACCGGCGCCACCGAGCCCACCCGCGCCCGGCCCGGCCGAGCCACCGGCGAGCGCTGCGCCACCGGCACCGGCACCGGCCGCGCCGGGCGCGGGCCAGACCGTCGCCGAGGTTCTCGCCGCGCTCGGCGTGCGATCGGACCCGCTGAACCGGATCACCCGAGAGCCGTCGCCTTACGTCGAGGGCGGGCGGGTGAGCGAGCGTTACGGGTTCTTCTCCGACCTCTACGCCGCGGGCACGAGGGGCGACTCCGAGGCGGGCCGGCGGGCCGCGCAATTCCAGAGCCAGCTACGCGACTACATCGCGGCGGCGTCGAACGACTCGGCGAGCGGGCCACAGATCATCGCCCCGGCGTGGGGCGGCAATTGGTACGTCGACCAGATCGCGCAATTGCGCCCGAGTGTGAGCGCGTTCACGTCGGCGAGCATTACCGACAATCGGCCGATCCCGGTCCCGCGGTTCAAGGACACCACACCGAGTTCGCTCGTGGGCGATCACGTCGAGGGCCAGCCCGACTCGCCCGGCGTGGTGAATTTCGATCAGGTCACGGTGACGCCGAGAGCGAAGAGCGGGCGGGCCGAGGCGTCGCGCGAGCTCCTCGACGCGTCGCCGGGCCTGGCCGACCGCGTGATATCGGACGCGTTGCGCGAGTCCTATTCGCAGAGCACGGAATCGACGATGGCGGGCGTACTGGCGGCCGGGGCGACGGCGGGCCCGGCCGGCGGGGCCACGGCCGTCGCGGCCGAGCAAGCGATCCGAGCCGCGCTCGGCATGCTCCCGGGCACGCGCTTCGCGCCCGGGCGGGTGATCCTCCCGAGCTCGCACGTATGGGCGGCGCTCGTCGGCGCCGATGGGACCGACGGTCGACCGCTGTTCCCGTACCTGCTCAACGGGCCGACGAATGCGGCCGGCACGACCTCGGCGGCGTACGCCACCGGCACGATCGCCGGCGTCGAGACGCGACCGACGTGGGGGCTCGACGTCGGGCAAATCATCATCGGCGCCGGGCCGAGCGACGCGATGTCCTTTGAGAGCTCGATGCTCGAATTCCGATTTCAGGAGAAGAGCGGGCCCGAGCTCGTCGAATTCAATGTGTGGGGTTATTTCGCCGCGGTCGTGCTGCAGAAACGCGGCGTGATCCTCATTACCTCGACCGTGGCCGCGGGCGACGTCGGCGAAATGGCGGCGCCCGGCAACGGCAACGGGAACGGGAACGGCTCCCGGGAGGCCAAGAGCTCGACGAGCTCGGGTAAGTAGCGCCGATGCCAGAGGGCCCGGTCGACGTCGCCGAGGTACGGGAGCGCCTCGGCGGCGCGCCCGCGGCCGACGATGCCGACATACAGGGCGCGCTCGATACGGCCGAGGCTCACGTCGTCCCGTTGCTCGCCGAAGAGTGGCGCGACGCGGAGACGTGGCCGGCCGACCTGCATGACGGCGTGCTACTCGGGGCCGTGCTCACCTACCGCAACAACGAGAGCCCGACCCCGGCGGCGGCGGTCGACGGGAGCGGGGCGCCGATCGTCCCGCCGATCGCCTGGGACCGCTGGACCCGGGCCCGGCTCGGGGCCTACCTCACGCCGGGCTCATGGGCCCAGTAGCGGCGACCGTGAGCTACCTCGGCGACGAGCGGGCGAAGCTGGTCACCGCGCTCGCCGGCACAGAATTCACGACGGCGCCGAACGTGGACGCGATCAAGGCGCTCCCGGCGCTCGTCGTCGAGCCGTCGCGAGCCTCGTGGCTCGATGGTGCGGTCGATAGCGGGCCCGGGCGTGTGGTGCGGCATTCGATCGAGGCGCTCGTCGTCGTGAACGCGCAAGAGCCCATCGGCGCGCTCGTCGACCTAGAGGATCACGTCGAGCTCGTGCTCGAACGCTTGCCGCGGGCGTGGCGGTTCGATCGAGCCGAGGCGCCCGTACCCGAGCGGACCCGTAACGGCGAGATTCAAGCGCTCCGCTCGACCCTCACCCTCTCGATGCGGTACTCGATCACCTAGAAAGGATCACAACATGGCAAGCGCTGTAATCATCATGCCGGCAGAATTTACGGTCACGGTCGGGACGCTCACGGTCGAGTGCCAAGTGAGCGAGGCGACGGTGAAATTCGACACGACGACGGCGACGATCAAAACGCTGTGCGAGGAGAGCGAGATTGCCACGGCCGAGAAGGGCACACTCACCCTGGCCGGGTATCAAGATTTCACCGAGGCCGATGGGCTCTGCAATTTCCTCTGGGATAACGCGCTGAAATCGGCGACGTTCGAGATTACGGGCACCGATGCCGCAGGGAACGCGGCCGCGCTCTCGGGCAACATGCAGTGTCGGCGGCCGCCGTTCGGGCCTACGGCTGACGATGCGGCGAAATTCTCGCTGGACATTCCGATCATCGGCGTCCCGACTCTCGTCGTCACACCGGCCGTACCGTGAGCTCGTGGCCGATATCGAGGTAAAGGGACTGCCCGAGCTCTCCCGCTCGCTCAAGGGCCTAGAGGCCGACCTAGAGGATATGAGGCCGATCAACGGCGACGTCGCTCGCGACCTCGTGGCGGCGGTGAGCTCCCGGGCGCCGCGCAAATCGGGCCGGCTCGCCGGCTCGTTCGTGGCGGTCGGCTCGGCCAACAAGGCGAGCGCGAGCTCGGCGCTCGACTATGCCGGCGTCCAGAATTACGGCTCGGCCGGGCACAACATTGAGGGCCGGCATTTCGCCGAAGAGGCGCTCGCGGCATCGGCGGCGGGCGCCGAGGCGAAATACCGAGAAGGCGTCGACAAGCTATGTAGAAAGGCCGAACGATGACGACAGGCAACGGGACCGGGCCGGCCGAGCTCCCGCCGGCGCTCGCCGATATCTCGATCGACGCGTTAGAGGAGATGGAGCGGCGCACCGGGCGCCCGTTCGGAAAGATGATCGACGAGCTCGCGTCGGGTGCCTGGTCGATCGAGACCATGCGCGAGCTCGTGCGCCTCGTCGCTCCCGAGCACGAGGTAAAGACGCTCGGCGAGCTCATCGAGGCGGCGCGAGAGCTCCTCCCAAAAGGGCAGCGGGCGGCGGCGACTCCGTGACGAGTCTCCGAGTCCGGCTCGCTCGGGTGTGGGGATGCTCGCCCGTAGCGTTGCGTTCGCTCACGCTCGGCGAGCTCGTGGCGATGGGCGAGGTACTCGATGCCGAGAAACGGGCGGCGCGCTAGGTGGCGACCAGCCTCACCATCGAGATATTGACCGACGTCGCCAAGGCGACGAAAGGAATCTCGTCGGTCGAGACCCAGGCCGAAGGGCTCGGCGGAAAAATGAAGAGTGTCGGCGGGGCGCTCGCCGGCGCCTTCTCGACCAAAGAGATTCTCGGTTGGGCGTCGACCGCGCTCTCGGCCGGCATGGAGCTGAAAGGCGCCATGAAGGACGTAACGATGGTGTTCGGCGACGCGAGCGATGGCGTCAAGGCGTGGGGCGAGCAAGCGGCGACCTCGTTCGGTATGACGGCGAGCGAGGCCGACCAGTTAGCGGCAAAGGTCGGCGTGGCGCTGACCGGGTTCGGGCTCTCACAACAGGACTCGGCGAAATACTCCGAAGCACTCGTGAACCGTTCCGCCGATCTGGCGAAGGTGCTCGGCGTCGACGTGAACGACGTGCTCGGCAAGGTAGAGACAGCGATGCGCGGCCGAACGGCGGGGCTCAAGGACTACGGCGTCCAGATCGAGGCCGGCACCGGCAAGGCCACCGATATGGCGAAGGCACAGGGCCACGTCGAGAAGGCGACCGCCGACCAGGCGAAGGCACAAGAACACTTGACCGAAGTACAAGCCGGGCTCGCCGGCAAGACCACACTCACGACGGCCGAACACAAGCGCCTGGCCGATGCGCAAGCCGGCGTGACCAAAGCGAACATGGAGCGGCTCGGCACCGAGGCCGACGTCGCCAACGCGACGAGTACCTCGTCGGCCGCGACCGACATCCTCAATCAGTTTCTCGACCAGACCGATCAGTACGGCGGGCGAGCGGACACGACGATGGGCACATTCCACGCGACGATGGGCAACCTGACCGAGCAGATCGGGCTGGCGCTCATCCCGGTACTGCAGACGCTTATGCCGATCGTGCAAGGGCTCGCCGACTGGGCGACGAAGAATAAAACGGCGTTCACGATCATCGTGATCATCATCGGGGCGCTCGCGCTCGTGTTCTCGATCGCCGCGACGGCGGCGGGCATTCTGGCGATCGCGACGTGGGCGACGCTCTGGCCGGTCCTGGCGGTCATCGCCGGCATCGCTCTGCTCGTGGCGGCGGTGATCATCATTATCAAATATTGGGGCGACCTCGTTCAATGGTTCAAGGACGGATGGCACGCGCTGCAAGATTTCATCGGCGCGCTCGCGAGCGCCGTGCTCGGGTTCGGCCCGGTGCAAACGGCGATCAACACTGTCAAGGATTTCGGCAAAGCCTGGGACGCTGTAAAAAAGGCGGTTGACGCGGTGGTTGACGTGATTAAGAAGGTGGTCGACAAGGTGGGCGACGCGGCGAGCGCGGTCGGCAATTTCCTTTCCCACATCCCGCACATTCCCGGCATAACGATGCTGCCCGGCGTGGGCTCGGCGGCGGCGCCGGGTGCGAGCTCTTACGGCGTGAACGCGCTCGCGCCGGTTGTCTTTGCTCCCTCGATCACCTTTACCGGCGACGTCGGCGATCCGATGCTCGCCGGCCGGCGCATCGTCGGGGCGCTCGAAACGTGGGCGGCGGCGAACGGGCGGCGGCGGCTCGCCGCGCTGGTCGGGCCGTGAGCGATCTTGCCGCGGCCGTGTGGGCGCCGTGGGCCGAGGTCGCGGTCGACCTCGGCATCGTGCGCTCGTGGGAGGCGACCGGCACACAATGGGGCGGCGGGGCGTGGGGTGTCGACGAGTGGGGGCTCGGGTACCTCACGCCGGCGGCGTGGCACACGATCACGGCGGATATCGAGTCGCTCGATATCGACACGGGCCGGAACGGGATCGACGACCCGGGCGATATCGGCACCTGCTCGCTCGTGCTCTACGACCCGGCCGGCGACTATGCGATCGGCGGCGCCCGCTCCGCCCTCGGCGACCTCGTGCGGGTGCGCGTGCGCCACATGGCGAGCGACCGGGCCCGCGTCGTGTTCTACGGCAAGGTCACCGAGGCGAATGCGGTGGGCTCGTTCTCCGAGCCGACGACGAGCCTCAAGGCGATTGACATGCTCGGGAGCGTGCTCGGGAGCGACGACGGCACGCCATTACCGGCACAGAGCACGAGCGAGCGCCTCGGCGAGCTCCTCGACCGCGCCTCGTTCCCGCGCGATCTGCGCGACCTCGACGACGATCTGACCGAGCTCGCCCCGGTCGACAAGGTGGGCAGCCGGCTCGACGCGGCCCGCGGGGCGGCGGCGAGCGCGGTCGGCGGTTCACTGTGGGCGGCGGGCGATGGCACGATCCGTTACCGACACGGCACCTTCTCGCTCGATCCGAGCCAGACCGAGGCGGACTATCAAATCGGGACCGCGCCCGGGTTCGTCTGCCCGAGCGTGCTCGATCTGATCGAGGCAACGGCGAAGGTGCTCAATGTGTACGACTGGGCCAACCAGGCGGGCGACGTCCGCTCTAGCGCCATCCATACCGAGAGCGTCCGCCGCTACGGGCGGAACGCGAGCGTGCGGACCGACCTGCTCAATGTGCGCCAGACCGAGGCCGACGAGCTCGTCGCCGGCGAGCTCAAGCGCACGGCGAACCCGGTCGAGCAGATCGACAATTGCGAGGTTCCCGTCCACGACGACGAGAGCGCGGCGCTCGTGCTCGTAGCGATCGGCGAGCTCGCCGAGGTCAGCTATACCGGCGCCGCGCCGTGGGGCGGGCTCTACCTCGTCGGCGGGTACTCACACCACATCTCGCCCGACGAGTGGACGGTTCACGTCAAGGCGTATGGGGCGATCGTGGGCGCGACGTGGGGAACCGCTAAATGGGGCGTCGGCGAGTGGGCCGCATAACGAGAGGATCGAGCCATGCCGAACCCGAATAGACCGCAGTATCAGGACACCATCGAGGAGACATGGGGCCAGGCCGTCGCCGATACGGTCGTACGGCGCTACACATCGACGGCCGACCGCGACGCGGACCTCGCCGGGTTCACGCCGGCGCAGCTCGCGGGGCAGGTTGTCACGGTCCAGCCCGCAGGGGCCCAGCCCGTTGCGGAAATCCACGACGGCACCGCGTGGGCGCCGATGCCGCGGGTACAGGGCGGTGAGCCCGTTATGGCAACGGACGGCGGCGGGCTCCTCTTTGTCTCTGTACCGGCGGGAGGCAAAGTCATTAGCGCCGTAGCGACAGGGGCACAAGTAAACTTTCCCGTGATAATGATTCGTAACAATCAAATCGGGGCCGGCGGCACACAAATCTGCTTTCAGCTGTGGAACGCGACCGGCTCGGGAACGATAGTGAACACGACCATTCAGTTTGCCTATGTCATCGTTTGGAGCAATTGAAAATGGCACTCATTACCCATTGTGAAAACGAGGAGTGCGGACAGACGTTTATCGCGAAGAGCGTCCCCGACGAGCTCGCCGACGCCGCGATCGTGTGCGGGGAGTGCGGGCGCCCGTGTGTCGAGCCAACCGAAGGCACGACCGAGCCCGGCGGCGACGTCCGTGCCTGACCGCGCCGACGAGATCGAGGCCGAGCTCGCCCGCTGGCGCGAGTGGCCGGGGCCACGAGAAGAGCCCGAGGGCGCCGGCGAGCCGTGGGCCCGCGACGACCAGCGAGCCGACGACGAGCCCGAGCACGGCCGACACGCGAGAAGGGATCGCCGTGACTCTTAACCGCGTCCCGATCCCGAGCCCGAACTATTCGACCCGGGGCGGTTCGGGCGTGCGCCTCGTCGTGCTGCACACGGCACAAGGGGCGAGCACGTTCCGAGAGCTCGGCAATTTCTTCGCGAACCCGAGCGCCGGCGTGAGCTCGCATACCGGGATCGACGACGAGGCCGGGACCGTGGGCGAGTACGTCCCGCCGGGTTACAAGGCCTGGACACAAGGCAACGCGAACCCCTATTCGGTGGCGGCCGAGCTCTGCGCGTGGGCCGAGTGGGACCGGGCCGAGTGGGATCGTCACCCGGCGATGTTGCTCAATGCGGCCGAGTGGGTTCGCGAAGAGTGTGGGCGCTTCGGCGTCCCGATCCGAGCGCTCTCGGCCGGCGAGGCACAGGGCGGCGCGGCGGGCGTGTGCCAACACGTCGACCTGGGCGCCGCGGGCGGCGGGCATTGGGACTGTGGGCCCGGGTTCCCGATGGGCGACGTCATCGCCCAAGCGGCACGAGGCGGCGCACCGGCGCCGGCGCAACGAAAGGGGCGAAACATGATCGCGAGCACGAGCACGGGCGGCGGGTACTGGACGACGACGAGCGACGGCGCCGTCGGCGCGTTCGGCGACGCGCAATACAAGGGCGGGGGGTTCGATCCCGACGTCGTGACGGGCGAAGTGATCGGGATCGCCGGGAAGGGCACGGATGGTTACTGGCTCTTCGCGAGCGATGGCGGCGTCATGGCGTTCGGCTCGGCCGGGTTCCACGGCCGCCCAGATCGAGCGTGAGCTCGTGGGGCTCACGGATGCCGAATGGCTCTTGCTCGGCGTGGGGCTCGGCGGGCTCTCCGTGACTGTCTCGGCGCTCGTGTGGCGCGTGTTCGGCCGTGGGCCGCGCGACCGCAATTAGCCCGGCCTAGATTCCCCAAGATTTCCCTAGAGACGCGACGAGGCCCCCCGGGGACAGGGTGCCTCTCGGGGGGCCTCAACCGGCGCGACGCACATTGTCAGACACACGGGCGCCGGTCACGTTGTCGCGGGCCCCGACCCTACCGGCCGAGTGTTCGCCCGACGTTCATCGCCGCGGCGCGCTGTGTCTCGTCGACGGCGTGGGCGTAGGTGTTCACGAGGACGCGCGGATCCATGCCGAGGTAGCTCGCCATGTCGGGCACGCTCGCCCCCGCCGCGGTGCCTCGCGTGGCGAAGTAGTGGCGAAGGCCGTGGGGGTGGCACGCGTCGCCCGGGAGGCCGGCGTCGCGGGCGATGGCGAGTGATTTCTTGCTCACGAAATCGGGCCGGAACGGCTTGCTCCCGTGCGGGAATGTGTCGGGCCCGAACACGAACCCGGCCGGCCGTAGCTCGACCTCGGCGGCGAGGCAGAGCGATTCACGCCGGGCCCGGTGGGCGAAGAGCTCGGCCAGCGCCTCGGGCGAGAGCGGAATGACCCGCTTGCGGCGGTTCTTGGTCGCTCCCTCGGCGTAGCGCTCACCCTTGCGGCTAGAGAGCGAGCGGGCGATCGAGAGCGTGCCCGCCTCGACGTCGATATCGGTCCAGCGGAGCGCACAGAGCTCGCCCCGGCGCGCGCCCGTGAGGCCGGCGACGCGGAGCAGGGCGCCGAGGGTGGGCTCGACCCGCTCGACCGCATCGAGGTAGCGGCGCGCGAGCTCGGGCTCGGGTGCAATCCCTGTGGGACGAGGCTCGGCCGGCGGGCTGGCGCTCTTGGCCGGGTTCCGGTCGAGCTCGCCCCAACGGACCCCGGCCGAGAAGGCACCCGAAATCAGGGCGTGCCAGGCGCGGACACCCGAGACGCCGAGGCCGTCACGGTCGAGGCGGGCGTAGAGGGCGTCGAGCTCGCCGGCCGTGATCTGAGACGCCGGCGTGAGCCCGAGGGCCGTCCCGGCGAGGAGGGCGACCTTGCGGCGCATTTCGGCGACGTAGCTCTCGGCCCGGCCGAGGCGCTCGCGGTCGTCGGCGTAGCGGGCACAGAGCCCGGCGAGCGAGTCGGGAGAGTCGGCGGCGAGCTCGTGGTCGAGCTCGTCATAGAGCCGACCTTGCACCCGGATTGCATCCTTCTCCGTGCCGCGGACGACCCGAACGAGGCGCTTGCGCTCGCCGGCGGTCGTCGAGCTCACAACAACGCGGAAACCGCCGCGCGGATGCGGCGTGATCCCGGGCGGGAGCGGGCGGTCGGATGCTTTGGGCTTGCGTGTGCCTGACAT